GTTGTTTAACAGTGTTGTCATTACCTCTTGCTCTTGATCTAACGAGTTTTTATACTTCCCCATTTCTATTTCTAAACGTTGTCTAGCTCTTTCTCTACTTTCACGATCAAGTGATCCGTCTTGTTTTATAGCATCGTTTCTCCGCTTGTAATCTAAAACTGTATCGTTGTGAATATTTAAATAGAAATCATTAACATTACCACCTGATAACAAAATGTCTTCACCAGCTTGCGCTAGTTCTAGTCTTTCTTTTTCAGTGGCCTTATGGTCTTGCCACTGGTTATCCATAAACTTACCAACCGCAAGAGTAAAGTCTCTTAAATTTTGCTCTCTTTGCGCGAAAATAGCAGCATTATTCAAAGGTACATTAGCCATAGAGGCTCTGTAAGCCATGTTGACTAAAGTTGAATCTGCTGCTCCGTATATTGATTTTGCCATATTTTATATTTGTTTATAATTGAACTGGTGGTAAAGAAGGTATAGGCGTTGTAGGCATTCCACCACCACCGCCACCAAACCCACTAAAATCTAAACCGCTAAGACCTGATAATCCACTTACTAACATGTTATTAAAAGACTGGTTTGCTTGTTGTTGATTTTGCAACGATTGTTGGTAGCTAGCGTTAGCACCGGCTGACTGTCCCAATGTCATACCTAACAACGTGGCTTGTCTCCCCATTTCAGCTTGTTGAAGTGCGGCGGCACCACCCGCTTGTGCCATTTGTGTTGCAAAGTCTCCTTGTGCCATTAAGTTTTCTCTACCTATGCTTAATCCTCTGGCCTGAGCAGCGCCCTGAAGTTGTAATGCTTGTTGTTGTGCGGCTCCTTGCATAACCATTTGTTGTCTCATCATTTCACCTTGCATTCTCATTTGCTGTGCTTGCATAGCACCTTGACGAGAGGCCATTTGATTGGACATGGCACCTTGAGCAACTTGACTTTGAATTCTAGCGGCTTCACCTCTTTGCATTTGTTCTATTGACATATCTGCACCGGCTTCTTGTGTAGCTAATCTAGCCGCTTCTGCTCTTTGTATTTGATCTATTTTAGAACCTTCTTGTGCGGCTAACATTTTGTTTTGTCTTTCTTGTTGACCAATGTTAGCTGATTGTTGTTGGATAGCAAGTTGACCTTGATTAGCCAACGCTTGTGCTAGCGAAGCAATACCACTAGTACTAGCAGAGCTTTTTAAACCTTGTAGTATGTTAGCTCTTTGCTGTGCTCCTTGTTCGGCCGCAAAATCAGCAGCTTTCATATCAACCGTCATATCTTCAAAACGATTTTCCATACCTTCATATTCGTTTTCTAAACCAGAAAAAGCATTTTTCATACCTTCGTAATGGTTTTCCATACCTTCGTAATAATTTTCCATACCAGCGAAAGTGTTTTTAGCCCCAGCAAAAGCATTTTTAGCGCCAGCAAAAACGTTTTTTGCACCAGCGTTTAAGTTTTCAAAATTAGTTTGTAAACCAGCATAAGAGTTTTTAATATCACCATATGAGTTTGTAAAAGTCATATTTCTATATATATCTTTTTGTTCTTCTAAAAGAGCCGCCTGTTGTTGTTGAAACTGCAACTGAGCGTTTGCCTGTTTTTTTGCTTGTTTCCTTGCTTTGCTAGCGCCAAAAAGACTTAAACCAGTGCCTATAACGCCTATAGAAGCGGCTGCTCCTAATCCAAAAAGAAATTTAGCTGGTGATGATTTTTTATTTTCCATATTTACAGTTATGCTTTATTTTAATTTTATATTTTATATAGTCACACTTTTTGCACTTTATTTACTACTAAGGGCAATATCCGAGCTAATTGCAAATAGCTCTACATATGTGTTTGAATGATTTTCAAAAGTAACGTCCGCATAGTAACCTTTTAAACTAGACTCGTTAACTTCTGCTTTTTTGGCAAATAATATAAATTTAGTGTTATCAATAATAGGTGGTGTTGATATATCTTTATCTATGGTAACAAAACCATTTCCTATACCTATTATTTCACCAGCTAACTCAGGTGGTGCAAGTACACCCCCAACGCCTACGTCAGCAACATAAATCATATCACCTATTTGTGCCGAGGGATTAACGTTATTATTAAAAAATATCTTAGTATTTGCCATGTTTTATTTTTAAGATCCTGATATGCCTAATGTTATTATTTTTTCTAAATCTAAATATATTGTTTTATTTGCCGTAGGATATTTAGTTATATTAATAGTGCCTTTAAAGTTTACAATTGAATGGCATCCGGTAAAAGTAATAACAGCGCCTTTTCTTAAAGTTTGAGTTAAACTTACTACCATAGCGCCATCACCATCTGATCCATCTGGATCTGGAGTAACTGATGTTACTGTATTGGCACTACTGTTGTTAACTCCTTCGCCTTTGTATTTAACGACACCACCACCACTTATACCAAGTGTTGCCCCTAGTCTTACAGTTGTCGATGTGGTATAATCACCATCGGAATCATCTCTAAGCGTGGAAGTAACTGTATTACCTTCAAATTTAATTCCATTAAAAGACAATTGAAGCCCAACGGCTTTTTCAATATTTTTTACCCCATACGCTTTAAATGTTAAGGTTATTCCATCTGAGAAAGTTTGAGCAGAATCTAGTGTTATTGTTTTAGTACTTGTATCTATAGCTGTTATCCTAGGTGTTCCACTTAGGCTTCCAGCGCTAACACCAGTTATAATACTACCAACGCCTATATCTGTTATATCATCAAGAACAACTGTAGTACCACTTGACACAGCTCCATTAACAGTGTCTGTTGTTGTGCAATACCAATATTTGTCATTTATAACAAGAAGAGAATTTAATAATCTAAATCCATGACTTTTTGCGTCTGTAGTAGAATTTGTTACATTCCAATTAAAACTAAAAGTACCGCTTGAGTTAACTGCGCCAGTTGAAGTTGATGTTGGTAATGTAGCATAATTAGCGGCGTTGGCAGAGGAAGTGCCAGGTGTAAAAGTTACAGTTGCATCTGAACTTAACTTTGTTATATTTTTAGTTATAACATTACTTGTAGAACCTTGTATCAAAGTTCCACCAATACCCATTAATTTAATAACAAACTCGCCTGCACTAGCTGGAAATATAATGTTTTTGCTATAAGAGGTTCCTGTAAGTGTTTGCTCTAAATTATTATCTAAATTATTATGGCCACTTTCAAAAGAATTATTTTTAAAATCATAATACAAAGTTTGGCTTGAAGAACTACTAGGGTTTTGTAATGCAATAATTCTAAATCTTGCACCAGGCTCGCCAGTTACAGTAAAATTTCTGTTAACAATTCCAGCTGGTAAATCAATAGTGTTTATTTGTAGATTATTTATTGTCATATTTATTTTTATTAATATCCACCACCACCTCCACCTCCACCAGTTGTTCCACCAGTAGCTGGAGGCGCGGTTGGAGGCGTAGTCGTCCCATTAGTAGTAGTTCCACCACCACCACCATTAGTTCTAAATGCAGCTCCATTACCATTTCCAACGCTTTGAACACTGCTAACCATCCCAATTCCTTGAACGCTGAAAATACTAGTATCTATATGTTGGTTTATATTTGAACCTTTAATATAATTAAACCATTTACCTTCTTTTTTGATAAACTCAACAACAGTTCCAGTATCTAAATTTGTTTTGATTTCTGAGCAGTTCCAACCTTGTATATCTTGTCCAGCACCCCAAGCTGCGGCATTATCAATAGTTATTTCATCTTGCGTTGGCTTAACTATATATGCTTGGCTACCTTCGTAGTTTAAAGTGTTAAACATTTTTACAGATGATGGGTCTTGATTTAAAAGAGCTTTTATGCTTGAGTGACTATTTTCACCGTAAAATATATTATAGTTATTAGCTTCATCTGGAGTATACTTAATAAAGAAACCATTAGCGTCGGTATATCCAGTGGCATTATCTAACTTTGGTACATAGTGTTGATATAAACCACCTTGTTTAAGTGTAAAGTATTTTTTAGATAAACTAACACCACTTTCTGGTACAAAGCTTTTAAAGCTACTCCAACCGTTTACACTTTCATTAAATGTAATTGTTGTGTCAGGCGTTTCGCTATAAACTCTTACCATAGATATATTATCTATATAGCCATTTATATTTTCAGTATTATCTTTATTTGCTACTATAACAAAAGTATCTTTATAATCAGCATTAAAAGAACCATAAGGAGCTGGTTGAACTGGATTCCAATTCTCTTGACCTATACTAACAATTGTTTCAAATGGAGTTGTATTTGGATCTACAGCAGTATTACCAGCTGAGTTTTGGTCTATACTTTCTATTCTAAAACCAAGACCAGCGCTATTGTAATAATAAATATCTATTTTACCACTAGTTATTCCATGAGTAAAACTAATTCTATATTGATCAAATTGTATAGGCATGTTAGTACCTGAGAATAGAACAATTTGTTGGCTAATACTTATAAACTCTGTATTAGCAGGCTCATATATTGGACACTCGTCAAATACAAAATAGTTATTCACATTGTCTAAATAAACATAAGGATCAACCATAGCAGGATCAAAACCATTTGTATTCCAAAAACCAACTTCACCAACTAAAAACTCATTTTGCGTAGGTACTAAAGACAAGTTGTTAACAGCGTATTCTTGGTCTTGTATTACAGGTATATCATTGTAAAACTTTATTTCATTTAAAGTATTACTAGAGTTAAACACACTATCAATAGCTGTTTCAATATTTGCGTTAGGATATTCAATATAATTAGCACCATCATACCTAGTAATTGTCCAATCATTAGCATCTTGAGCGTTATCTAAATCAAAATTAATTCTATAATCACCTGTTTGTTGTATACCAGTAAATGATATTCCTCTATAAAAACCATCTCCATTGTCAATAGCCATTACACCACCAAGAGATCCAGAAAAATTATTGGTAATAGGGTTGTTGCTAACTGTAAATTCTAACTGCCAATTTCCTTGATGTAATAAAGCTGGATTTGCAAAACTTTGTGACCAATTATTGTATTGAGCCGCTGACAAAGAATCTAAAGGTATCTCCCAGCATAATTTGCTATTTTTAAAGTATGTAGTGTTGTTATCAAAACTGTGAACGGCTGTAGAAGCAGGACTACTCCAATCTACAGGATCTCCAGCGCTTGGAATATCATCTAATTTCTTAGTAATTATTTTTTTAATTTTAATACCACCAACTACTTTATCAACTACAATACTGAAATTTGTCGGTGCGTTATTGTAAAAGAAACTATTATTAGTAATTTTAAATATAGTTCTCAATACTGTTTCTTGAGTTCCGTATTCTGTTCTAGTTACTGGTAGCAGTACAATATTAAAACCATTCGTATGCCAAACGCCAACACCGTCAATATCTACTTCTTGCCCAGGAACTCCAGAGCCATCACCAATTCCACGCACCATGACTTCACCGTCTGTAATTCCAGCGTCTGGATTATGCGTTTGATCCCACTCAACATCTACTAAATACCAACTACCAATACTCCACGGCTCAATAGATATATCGTGTGCTACGTAAGAAAATCCATTTGCAGGATTTTCAATATATATATAATTATTATCGTGTAAAACTAAATCATTAATTGTTGGCGTTGGAGGTGTTGGACTTCCTTGTACAGCTTGGAAATTAATACCTAAACCAGACGTACCAGTTCCAACAGTTCCAGGTGGATTTTCTGTTCCATTTCCAAAGCCATCATCTGTAAAATCAAAACCACTTGGCACTACATAATTTATAGGTGTTGATGGTGGTAGAGTAGGATCGTTAGTATCTGCTCCAAATGCAGTTGCAGCTTGTGTAGGATAATTATCACCAAAAACAGTCACGTCTTCCGCATGAGTGGATGTTATATTTCCAACGCTAGCCCCAGCGTTAGTAGTAATATCCCAAGTCGGTGTTGGTAAAGTAAAATAATTATGTTGAACTTCTGTCCAGGCTGGTATATTAACCGGTGGAACAGGATCTACAGGGTGTACTTGCCATACTGGTAAAACCTCTGGAATACCAGTTTGTATAACCCCAAAACCTTTAACTACTTTAACACTGTCTATTCTAAAGCATGCTTTTTTTAACTCACCCCAACTAGGCGAATACCAGTTCACATTGCCTGATGGTGTTTCTGGCTCGTCATTGTATAATCTAATTCTTAAATCATCTATAACTTTTTCAACAGGAGTACCAATTTCATAGTCTCTACTAGCACCTTGGTTTGGATTGGCGGTAGATTTTTTTAGTTTAAAACTACAGCTAATTGTAAACTCTCTTATATTATTTTCAAGTCCTACTCCGGCGATATTAATACTTGCCTGCCCAATACCACAACCGAAAGGAGTCATATTAAAAAATCTATTTTCATGGTTTCTAACGTCCCAGTTGTCGAATATATCGCAACCAGTTCTGCTAAATAACACAGAGCCATTTTCCTGCCAGCCAAAAGAATCAAAATAATCATCAGGAGTAACTACGTCACCATCATAATAAGGCGTTGTTCCAGTTGATGACAAAAGAGCAGAGTATCCTCTACCATATAGTGTATCGTCTGACCATATACCATTATAATTAGCTGTGTTAGTTGTATATCGCGTCGTAGTAAATCCACCATCTCCATCTGTACCACTAAAAGGCGTTGAGTGCAAACAGTTAAAAGGTGTAATATCATCAACCGTACTAGCCCTAATATTACCATCATTGTCCCAGTCTGCATAAACATCTCCATTTTGCATTTCTATAGCTGTTGGAAGACCAGTGAGAATATTAGTAGCTGTTTGTTCTTCGTACAAGCTATTGCCATCACTAGTAGTAAAAGAAAAGCTATTAACATCAGCGATAATATCTGGATCTACAACAGCACCTGTTGCACCGTCAAAAATTTCTATTCTAGGTTGTGTAATATTATATCCGTGCTTAGCCATATATTGTTCATCATAATCGGAGTTTTGGTTAGTAAGAAATGTTTGAGTAAGCCCTAACTTAATTTGAACATGTATCTCTTCGCCAGCAAAACAACTACTATGAGTTACTTCAGTTGTGTTTTCAGTGACGCCAGGCGTGCTATCAAGAACATTGTCTGGATCAAGAAGATATTGCTCAACAAGATCTCCAGTTGGATTACCATTATCGTCATCAATTCCAAAATTACCAAATTCTACCCAATGACCATCACCACACCTATTCCACCAAAGACCTGGCTTATTGTGTACACTTGCCTGGTAGTTTCCATTGCTCCAAGAAGCAGATACATCAAAATCATACATAGGAACATCAAAACAAACAGTTTTCTTGACTACTGTAGCTGTAGCATCATTATAACCGAATGCCATATTGTATTTGTAATACGGTGGAATTTGCACGCCATAAGTATTATATGTGTAATTTGATGGATCAATAAAAGTACCACCTTGGGTTGCGATCGACTTAATATTAACATCTGGTTCAATAGGATCTCCATATGCATAACCTTGGTTGTTTGCAACCGTTAAATTTGGGTTAGCAATAGAGCTAATATAACCATGAACATGATATGTTCCATCAAAACCTCCTTGCGAATACCCGCCTATAAAAGCATTAGGCGAGGTTCCTAAATTACCTAAATTTATACTCATATAGTCTAAATCTATCATTAGACCGTTAGTATTACTACCGCTACTAGCTAAAGGCTCATCAAAACCATAAATACTAGTCGCGGTATTACCAGCTATACTACTACCACCAAACCAAACGGGTCCTTCGTCAGAAGGCGCGACAATTGGTACACCTGTTACTCCTGGCTCTAAACTACCAGCGGCAATTGCTCCGTGGTGTATAATATACGCAGAACTAGTTAAAGCGTAAGAAGCAGCTGTAAAATCATCCCAATTAAAAGTATTAGTAGAATCATTAATATTAAGTATGTCATAGGTATTATATAAGTACTCAAAATCTGTCCCATCATTAACACCAGGGTTTTCTATTCTATTTGTTATATCTAGGTTTACAATTGGATCACCACCAAAATCTAAATATTCATCTTGTAACAAATTAACACTAAAATTATTGTTAGATAGTGTTAAGTTATAATCTTCTTTATAGCTATCATAAGTACCTATTAAAGAATTATACTCTGTTAAATTATCTCTAAACCAATCGTGCATGCCAGCTTTAGATATAGGTGTTAAGCCATCTTTCGATAATCTAAGTACAGCACCTCTTTGTTTGTCTGTAAAATAAGTTCTATAAGATTCAGCGGCAAAAGACTCTGGATTTTTTGAAATACCATACTCCCCTGAAAATGGATTTGCGTCACCAAGAACTTTGTTACTAGCAACTAATTGAGGATTACCATCTGCGTTAAATATAGTGTCTTTATTTGCTACTATACTAACAACTCTGTCTTCACAAAAAGCAATTAAACTAATTCTTCTTTGAAATAATTTTTGAATACTACCAAACGTTGGGTTTAAATCTTTAGTGATTTTTTCAGCCATTATAAACTGATTTAAATCATTTAAACTAGAGTTGGCATTGTATATACCAGAGTATATTAAACTAGTTGCTCTTCTCTCTTCTTCATATGTTTCTTGTGTAGTTGTAGACGCTTTTACACCATTAACAATAAAAATCTCGTTAAAATCATCTCTAATCCTGTTAGACTCAATACCATTACCAAAAGAAAAACAATTATACCAGCTTAATCCAGTGGTTATAACATCACCAATATTTTCTTTAAATATAAATTTAGTTTTATATTCATCTTCTAGCGGGTCTGTTGCTTGAACACTTGCCTCAGCCACAGTGTAACTACCGTCTTGTCTAATAAATTTAAAAGACATATTAGAGTAATCTATTTCTGTTTGATTACCGTTTTCGTCGACGTCATATTTAGAAAAGCCTGGGTGTAAAGTCGCTGTAGCGTTATCCCAAGACTGTATTATAGAAGAACTTGTAATAGAAGAATTTAATACTTCAACCGTACAACCAACAGGTGCAAATAATTCATTTGTTTTATCATTTATTTTTACAGGTATATTACTACTAGCCTCGTAATATATATCTAAATCTACTTTACTTTTCTTTGGATCAGTCTCCCAAATCGCTGGAAATTTATTTAAATCAGAAAGAAATATATCTTTAACTGGATCTAAAAACTCAATATTACAAAAGTTACCATTAGAAATATCAGCGCTCATCACGTTTTCAGTTAACAATGGATTACCAACGTTACTATTGGAAGTGTTTGCTGGATTTTTATCTAACTCAATTATATAACAAACTCTTCTATTATGAGAGGCACCAAACTCAACAATCTTATTTTTAAAATTGTTTATTTCAGTTGTTGCGCCTGTACTTTTACCTGTTGCGTCAACGGTATTTAACCAGTCTAAACCAACGCGTTCTACACTAAGGTAATCAACGTTTGTACTAGCGCTTGTGTATACGTAACCACCTTCACTATCAAGATATCTATTGTAAGGTTTTCTCCACGAAGTGTGATTATATAATTTTTTAACATTAATCTTTTTAATTGTATAAACCTCTGTATCAGTATTTTCCGCCACTTTAACACTACCGTCTGCGCTAGTAAAAGTTAAAACAGCACCAGCTACAATAGTTGCGTTTGCTGATAGTGTTATAGCGTTAGCATTACTACCAACATTTACAGCAGCTATTGTTGTGCCAGAGTCAACACCATCGCCGCTAACTAAATCTCCAACCTCTATGAAGTTAGATGGCTCTGGGTCTTGTGAAGCGGTGTATAAATCTGTATCTAAAACAACCGATGTACTAGCACTAACCGCACTGCTAACTGTACTTGTTACAAAATTTTGTGATTTTTTATTAAATCTAAATTGTGAGCCTGGATATAAATTTCTTATAAAATCACGAATTTTATTTTCATCATCTCCGCTGTTTGTAAAAGTTGGATCCCATTGTCTTTCATAAAGCTCTTTGTATTCCTTGTCGTATCCATATCCAACGTCAGGCCCTGGTGCTTCTTTTTTAAATTTATCACCACTGTCAGAGTGGTTATTTTCCATGGCTAAATGAAAATGTTTTTGAGAGGAAGAACTAGCAGAGCCAAATTTTTGTGTATTATTTTCTCCAGTAAAAACACCTCCACCCCATATACCTTGTAATTGTGCAGCCCAAGAGTTTTTACCATATAAAGCTTGAGTTGTATCTGGACTAAAACCGTCAAAATCGCCATCATGCAAATCTTTACCAGGCGCAAAAAACGATAAGTGCATAAAATGTCTATCTATTTCTCCGTTAGCAGAATAAGTGTTAGTGTCGCTACCAGCGCCATGCTCCGTAGCGTTAGAAGTAATACCACTAAACCATTTTCTAGGGCCAGTAGCATGTGTATCTGTTGTAGTCACTAATCCTTCTAAACCATTTATATGATCAGCCGTAGGGCTTTCTATATTTGGAGCACTGTTAACGTCCTCATCATGAATGTGTCTATCAACTTTTTGCAAGGGCCCAACCCATCCATCAATTTTTTTATTATAAAACGATTTATTAGATTCTGATATGGGTGACGTAGATATTAAATTATCATTAAACCAAACAGAATTTGATTTTAACTTGCTTCTTAAACCTGAAATATCTTCAAACTCTGTTATCCAAGTTTTTAACGGTGGATAACTCCATGCTGATTCTGTTTTAGAAGTAGCGGTATGATCAACTAAACCTGGTTCGCCACCAAGACCAGCCCAAGTAATACAACAGTATTTAGCATTATCACTTGCCTCACTTTGACCAGCTGCCATGTGCATAGAGTCAACAAAAAAAGTAGGGCCAAACGCATCAAAAATACCTTCCCAAGCGTCGTGATAATCTGTAACTCTTAACTCAATACCATCGGCATCTACATCACCAACAGTGTTGTTATTAATATTGTGAATATCATCTATACCGGTAAAAGTGGTTTGATAACCATTATAATTTAAAAGCCCATAATTAGTAATAGTACCATCACCAGTTATATCTGCTGTTGGAGAGCCAGAAGCAATATTGTCTTGCCAGTACCAACTAGAATTTTTTGCTGTAACTTGAAATTGTTTAGTAACATCTATAGCGCCTCCAGATTGTATTGTATCAGTAATTTGATTTTTAGAAATTTTAACAAAAAATTTACCAGAAAAATCTTCTTGTGGTCTAAGCTCTCTTTTTTCTATTTGAAACGCTAGATCAGGATGTAAAAGATCTTGAGATGTATCAGAAGAGTTACCATTAACATGCGCTATATCAGCGTCAATACTTGTAATTTCACTTTGTAAATTTAAAACATACTTGTCACTTGCGAACCATCCGCCTGTAACTTTGTATTTTTTAGAAGCTGAATTATCAATACCAATTCTTCTCCAAGAAACGTATAAATCTTTTTGTATACCACCTTCTCTTCCAAGCATATCTGATAACTCAGATCTGAAATCGGTTAAAAGAGTATCATCGTGTTTCCACATATCTTTAGATATAACAAGTTTATTTGTAGTTTTATCTGGTCTAAAACTTTGCTTATAAAATAAAGAATTACTAGTTGTTGGCGTGGCTGCTGCTAATGTATTATTACTATCATTTGGCTTTACGCCTAAATTTAATAATTGATATTTTAAAACATCTGGCGCTTCGTTTTTAATATCAATAACTTTATATTTGTTTTCAGTGGAAACTTGCTCTTCTCCAGTACCTATTTTCTTTTTTAATATTATATAATCTTCTTCTGTTATTTTATTTCTATCAGTAGAAGGAAAAGAAATATATATATGGCCTTCAGAATTATCTAGTTCATATGTACTTTCTGTAACCCAAGCTCTTTCCATTGAAAGATTATAATATTGATTAGAAGTTTGTTTTACAAAAAACTTTAATGAATCAACCCACTCTGGAAAATTTGTAACTATACTAGAGTTTAATTGAAGACTTTTACTAGCGTTTTGATTACCACTAGAGTCTTGCCAAGGAATATTTACAGCGCCATCTGTTGAGGTAAACACAGGTGTTTCTCTACCATGCTTGTCACAATAAACAACACCTAGTTGGTAATTTCTTTGAGATTTTACGTGTGGTAAGCCTTGTGTTTCAAAAGTATTTAAGTTAATCCTATCTCCATAGCTAACTACAATATCAACGTCTTCTTCTATATCATAACCCTGAACGTAATTACCGTATACAACTCTATTACCAGTAACTTCTTGCGCTTGTGCTTTTTTAGGTACATTATCCCAAGGTCTTAACAATTGGTTTTCTGGTAAAACAGCATAAATATTTTCTGTTGTTACTATATATTTACCTTTAGTTAAAGAACCATGAGCCTTATAAGTACCATTTGTAGTGTCATCTGATTTACCTAGTCCTAAATCAACACCTAAACCTTCGTGATTACTTTGGGTGTGCCATCTATTATCTATTTGTTTTACTGTATCAATAGAATAAATAACATTAGACTCTTCTTGTTTAAATAATATGTCTATTTCTATTACATCTTCAGGTGTTTTAGCTGTAATAAAATCAGTTAATTCTACTGAGTGAATAGAATTAACCATAGCTTTATTAGAAGGATCTTTTATATCGTATGCGTTGTCTTTATTGTAAAATATATTTGAATCAAAAGAAACACTTGTGTCTTTTGGGTATTTAGGATTAAACACAGGGGTTGTAAATGGCGCGAAAGCAGAGTACTCACCATCTTTGTATTTATATCTGTAAGAAAATCTAGGGAATTGTGTTTCGAATATATTAGGAATAACACTAGTAGTGTCTACGGTATCTGAATAATTTATTTTTACAGATAAAGCATTTAAAGGTTTTTGTTTTACAACTATAATATGGCGCTCTTCTATATCCATAGTAATGTCATTACCAAAAATAACATCACCTTTTTGCCAAGCCGTACTATCAATATTTAAATCAGTAAAGTTATCTACAGCGTGAAAATATGTACCTATATTATTGTCAAAAATTACAACATTTTTTAAACCTAAATACTCGGTGTCTCTGTAATGTTTTACAACACTTTGAATACTTGTAAAGCCAGGTGGAATACCATCAGTATTTAACATGGCATCTAATTGTTTTGAGTCATACCAAACTCTTTCACCTTCGTCAAGAAAAACAAAAGGATCTGTTGTGTTGTCTGTTATAAGATCTAAAGTTATACCATCAAAACTACCGTAATCAAACAGCAACTGAGTGTGATTCCACGTTCCATTATTGTTTATAGTAGTACCTTTTTTACACTCGTCTATATTTATTTTTCTAGGCTCATTGATATTATCTGTCCAAAGCAATAAATTACCAATAATATTTATACCTGTTATTATATTACCTGGAAATTTTAAAACAGCGTCAGAAGTTCCAGCGTATAAATCTATAAAAACAAAAGAAGATGTTTTTTCCTCTAAACTATACTCAACTATAGCATCTTTACCATAACTAGAAATAAACCAATATAGTTTATTTGTTTTTTCATCAGCAACACTACCAACGCATCTATATCCACTAGGTATAATATTTTCTAATCTATGATTACCTATAATATTTTTAACAACACCAACGTTAGAGCTTTCTGATGTAGAAACTTCTACATTTAATGCATCTCTATATTGTCCATTAGGTAATAACCTCTCATCAAGGTCTTTGTTCATTTTACCTTGTAGAAAATTGTTTTTAATTTCCGGCATATACTAGTGTTTTATTTGCTTAGATTTGCCTCTAAGTATTTGAGTTAATTCTTCTAGTTTTAAATTTGATAGTCTTAGTTTTGCTAATCTTACTGCTGCAAATTTTTCTTTTGTTAATCTTTTTACTAACGGCTGTCCATACGAAGACGTTGATAATATTGCATGTGCTATACACTTATACATCGCTTCTTCCGCGAATTTATGTACTTGCATTTCTCTATCTGTTCCAAGACTATCACTTATATAATCTAGTATCACAGTTTTTCCTGAAATATTAGAGCTAAAATGTATTTTTCCTAACCTACAGTCTACATAAAAAGACCCATTAGCTTGGGCACGCTGCGGATCTAAACCATATCTTTTTCCAGGCGTTGGCCAATAAGTATCATCTTCATAGTCATCATTGTTATTTTCTGAAGGCGTTGTAGCTTTATAATTATTCCAAGTTGAAGAGTTTGTTTCATTACCCAGCTTAGTAGTTAGTGTGTTATTAGCATAAGTATTTATAACAGATATATTATCTACATTATTAGTAGCTTCTAAAGCTTCAGAGGCACTAGCTGTACTATAAAACTCATTGAAAGAAATTACTATTAAATATGCGGTATTAACACTAGATAGATTTATTGCTATTATTTCTTTATCTGTTGCGGTAGTACCATCATTAGCAACAGTCCACTCCATATAGCTTGCGTCTCCAGAATCGGTTGAAAGATTAAAAATACTAGGATCCCAATTTGTAGTCCTTGGTAAACCGTTTGAATTACTAAGAAAGTTCATATTATTAACATCTGGTATTGTAGTACTTAAACCAACTCTTAGCACACCAGGAGAAACCCCCGTTGTATTTACAGCTAGTCCAGAGGCTGATAAATTTACATAATCTTTATCTGTTACATCTATCTCTTGATAAACATAAGATGTATAACCCCAATTACTAGCACCACCAATGTTTCTAGTACCATGGGAAAATTGTAATTTTCCATTTGATATCTCTGATTTAACTATAGTTAATCCACCGTGAGTAGTATCTTGGCTTTTTATCCAAGCGTCAAAGTTACCAGCGGCAAAGTCGCCATCTACAATTTCTTCTGCTTCTTCCGGAAAAGAATAATCGCCATCCTCTTCTTGTTTTATTTGAAATGGATTGTTAGTGTCATACGTATAATATAAAGGATGTTTTATACCTGCTGTGTCTACCCATGATACTCTCGTGTAATCAACGTAATCATGTGGTAATATCATTTTTAAAGAAGGTGGCACGTCTATTTGGTAAGACTTACAAGATTTTAAAGTATCAAAAGATAGTTCTTGCAAAGCTCTTTGCGCATGAAAAGCTATATCAGCTCTTTTTATTTTTGGTATTATTTTATTTTCACCAACATATGCGACTTCAAATTGACTTATAATATTATCTAAAGAAGTAAATTGATAATTACCGTGATCATGGCCTTGGTAATATTCTTTATGTGTTTGTCCGTCTAGTAATCCCATTTATTATTGTTTTTCTAGTTGTATACTTTTTACTTCTTCTTGAGCTGCTACCTGAAGTAAGTTAAAATCTTTTATAGCAATACCAGCTAGTTGTAGTATTTTAACAACTAAATTAGTTTCTTCAGATGAATGTAATTCAAAATGTTGATGATCAGCAGCATTTGGATTATATAATGCGTTTTTATTACTACCTATTAAATAAGTCCAATTAGGCGAAACCGGTCTTCTTATATAATTAATTTTTACATTACTACTTTGAACTGGGGCAGGATATATTCTAATTGAAACCGCTGAAGCTGCTGATGAAAATTTAGCATACACAGGTCTAGACTTTGTCCATATTGCTAAAGGAGATTTTTTATATTTGTTTAATTCATTTAATTGCAATTGCTCAGCTGTACAATAATCATTATTTTCATAACTTATATTTACCTCTCCTAATCTATATAAATCTGCAAAAGAAGAACTAACATTAGCTACGTCTGAATTATATGTAACACTACTATCATGTATTTCAAACATATCAATTTTTTCTCCAAGATTAGTAACAATATCAGCGTAATCAAACTCGTTACCAATTGCTCTTTGCCTTTGTTCTAGGTCGTAAAAATATTGCTCAAAAATATCCATTTGAGCATGATCGGCGAATAAGTTAAACTCTTGAGGTGTTATATAACCTCTTTGTTCTTTATTAGCTATAGCTAATACTTTTTGATACACTTTGTCTACGCTTACCGCCATAATTTCTTTTTAATTTGTAGTTTGCAATCGCCCCGTAGAGCGACTGCATCTACAGTTAGATTAATTTAATCTTTTTTCAATATTGGAGTAAATCTCCATACCTTCATCAGTTTTAAACCAAGCGGCTAAAGCTGAATAAGGGTGTTCATCAAAAGGAACGTTCATTAGTTTTCTATCATTAGAACCCCAAGAAAAAGTTCTTTGATCAGAAGATAATTTTAATATCCCCATTTCAGTTGCTTTAATACCAAAGTTTCTAAGCGCAACGTTGTCATCATTAACTAATTCTAAGAACAGTTCAGGATTTCTTTTAGCATATAATAGTAAATCTCTTTTAAGTTCTTTAGAACTCATGTTAGATACGCCTGATCCAATTTCAACACGCATAACAGCTTCTACCATATCAATATCTAAATTTTGAGCCGCGTTTAATGCTTCAATTTCCATTTCTAGTATATCTATTTCATTGATTGCATTATCTACTGGTTTCCACTCGCTATATGTAACGTTTGCCTCTGGGTGATATAAAGAAAGTAATTTCTGTAATATTGTTTTTTCTCTTGGAACATGTAATGCACCGTTTCTAAAAATAATATGAGATAATCTTTGATCACCTTTCATTTCATCAACAAAACAAGTTTGTTGATTTTCACAATATTTTAATTCTCTTTCGTAACCTTTTTGTTCATCAAACCAAAATATATTAGCAGATCTAATCATTTGAGATAAAGGTTTTTTTCTTCCTTTTATATAATAAACCCTGTCTTTTATTTCCCAACCATCTTCTGCTTTTGCGTAAGTTGGTTCTTTTCTTTTTGTTTTTGGTTGCTCTACAACTTGAGTAACTTCTTCAGTTACTACTTCTTTTTTTGTTTCTTGTTTTTTTGCCATAATATAATATAATATAAATTAATAAAAATAAAAGGGGTTGGGGACGAACCCCAACCTCTTTAATATAATAAGTGCTTACTTCATTAACATGAAATTATTAGCACCTTGAGTAATTAAACATCTTTCAGATAAGAAGTGCATTTGCATTGCATCTAAAGCAGATGTAGCAGCACCAACCGAACCAGTAACCCAAGTTTTTAATCTTCGGTCATCAGTTTGCGAAGCTCTGTATCTAACGTGTAAGAAAGGACGTTTCATATTCTTACCTAGCATTTCATCATAAACTGAAGAAACACCAGCTGGAACAATAACCCCTCTAATAGCAGCGGTTGTAGCTGCAGCGTTGATACCACCTCTTGTAGCTTTATCATTTAAGTATCTCATATCAGATTTGTAGAAATCATAAGAACCTCTACGGAATCCAGAAAAACCTAAGTTAAGTGCCATATCTTCTGAGTTGTCAAATACACCGTAAGATGTACCACCAGCTCCATAAGAATTCATTGAAGCTAACATGTCATCTATCGCTAGAGACGTAGCTCTATTAACGAACATCATATTTTCTTCAATAGCACCTTGATTATCAAATTCAGCTAAGATAGCATCAAATTCAGCTAAGTCAGTCGCAGCGTTAACACCAGTAACACCTGAAGTAACATTACCTCTATCAGTGATAGCATCAAATAAACCTTGAGTACCTACGCCACTATCAGCAGCCGCACCTAAAGACGCGTCAACAACTGTACTATTAGAACCAACAACACTTTCTAGCATTGCCATTTCTAAATAATCAGTAAAACGAGCTCTAGTATCAGCTTCAGCTTTTAAGTACCATAAGTATCCTGATTGACCTTCTTCAGTAGAAACTTCAACCCAGCCAATTCTAGACGCATCAGATCCTGATACTTCGTAGTAATCTTTCATAATAATTGGTTTATTAGAAAAAGATTTAAAACTTGGTTGGTTAGCTTCGTGTTTGTCAGCAGCTGTTAAAGGATTAGCTGTATCAACAGCACTGTAAGCAACTCCTTTTGCATATTCAGAACCTACAACTAATAACGTTGAAGCTCCAGAACCTGTAGCATGACCAGTTAAGTCAGCTTTGTCATAAGGTTCAACTTGAATTGTAGCAGTATCAACGTCAGTTGCTAAACATAATGTAGTAATACCAGCACTTGCAATAAGTACTAAGTCATTAGCTCTAACACCGTGATCAGCTAACGTAAAACCAGTAGTATTGCCATCTATATCCGCTGTTACTTCAAAAGTACCGTTTGTAGAACCTGCTGTTACTACCGTACCTTTTACTGAAATATGTAATCTTGCTTGTTCAGACCAAACAACCTGATCGGATGTCATAGCCTCTTCAGCTCCTACTTGATTAAGAAAACCTGAAATTGTTCTTTTACCGAACACTTCAGCTTCTTTTTCCATAAGATCTGGTAAATATTGTTGAGCCCACGTTACATCCGTAGAGCCCGTAAAATCTAAATAATTTGTAGATAGCGTTTGCTTTTGTGTAGTAGGCACGCTATTCAAATTACTTCCTGCAGTAATTGCCATTTTTTTTAATTTTTAAATTGATATTTATTTTCTATTTTTAATTTTAAACTTAAAATCATTAGCATCCTCACCTAACACTCTTACTTTAATACCACCCGCTTCTATTTTCCCATGACTTTGCCTTGGGTTCATATCTACGTTTTTAGCTTTAGCAACGCTTTCTTTCATAGCATCAGCCTTGCCTTGTTCGTAAAAGTGTTTTGCAACAGCATCTGCATTCATTGCCGTGTAAAGAGATTTGTGATAACCCTGAGCATCTTTTAAAGCAGAATTCTTGTCCAAAAACTTTTTGGTGAAATTGTTTATATTACTTTGGGTTTCTTTAACTTCTTTAGCATTGTTTACATTAAAACGGTATTTTTTATCTCCGACATTATATTCAAAACCTTTGAACTTGTCATTAAAAACCTGCTCGGTTTTTTGCGTAAAAATATTAACGTTATTTTCAACTGCTTTTTTGTTTGCTTCTGACTCCTTGTTATATCTATTAAAGAAATCTATAGCTTTCTGCTGCTCATTAGTGAGCTTGCTTCCAGCTTTAATATCTTCATAGTATCTGGACTTTTGCCCGTCCAAGTGGCTTTTAGCGTTGGCAACTTGCTCTTTTAACGCTAATTTTTTTCTTCGTATATCTCTTTCGTCATCTTCTTCTTCGTCGTAAGAGAATTGATCTTCCATGAGGAAGTTAATTTCTTCATTATTTAAATGAGGTTTTGTTTGCTTGTAGTATTCATATAATAGATTTTTATCATCTAGTTTTGAATAATCTTGATTAAGCTTAACATAGTCACTTAAATCACCACCAGTTTCTTCCATAAAGTTTATTAACTTTTGAATATTTTCTGGTATTGGTTTTCCAGTGGCTTCAGCTTCAGCAACAGCTTCTTCGATTTGCTCTTCCACTTCGGCAACTTCTTCTTCAGTAGAATCTTCAGTAATTTCTTCTAATACTGGAGCTTCTTGTGTTTCAGTTTCCGGTTGTACTTCTTCTTGTTCTTGTGAGGTGTTGGCATCTTTAGACTCTGCAACCACTCCGCTGTCGTCAACGTTATCTTCTTTAGTTTCATTTTTTTCTTCTTTTGGTGTTGGTGGTTTACTTAGATCTACTTTTATAACACTATCGTCACCAGCAGATTCAAACTTACTTTCATCAACTTGTTCAGTTGTTTCTTGAGTAGTTTCTTCAACTACTTCTTCTTTTTTTTCTTCCATAATATAATATAATAATAATTAATAAATTTTAACTAGGCTCGAAACTACCTAAATCAAATCCGCCGCCTAGTATATCATTACCTGCAGACTCAAAGTTTTTAGGTGGTTTGCCAGTCTTTCTTTGCTCAATCATTTCGCTTTGTTGAGTTGCTTGAATTTTTGTTCTTTCGTCTTTTCTATCTTCTTTTTGTTTTTCTCTTTGCTGTAAGTTATTAGTTTCTGCATTTTTTAACTGCATGTTCATTTGAAACTCCATTTGCATTAATTGTTTTTTAAGCTCGGCTTCTTGTTGCATTTTTTGAGCATCAACTTGCCCTTGTAATTGTATTATTTGAGCTTTAGACTCTGTTAATGCTTGATTTTTTTGAAGCTCTATTTGAGCAGCTGCTTGAGCTGATTGAGTATTAGATTCTGTTTGTGCTTGTATATTTTCTAATTCTTTAGCTCGATCTTGTTCTTGCTTCTTTTTTCTACGTATTTTTAATAATTGATTAGCAAGTTTTATATTTTTTATTTCTCTTAAATCAATTGCATCTTCTAAATCTATACTTTGCTGTTGCAAGGCCATTTGAATATTATTTTCTAATATAGCTTTTTCTTCTTCATCAGGTTGTAAGTGTATAAATATACCAAAATCATACAAGTGTAATTCTGACATTTCTTCTAATGTTGCAACATTATGCACGCCAATAGCCTGTATAAAAGCGTCTCTTGTTGGAGAGTATTCTATAACATCTGATATTCTTAATGATAAACATTCAGCCGTTTCAGCGGTAAGATACAAACCTGCTTGCAGTATATGTCTAGTTGCTGTATTTGAATTTGCTGCTGCAATTTTTTGCACGCCAACAAGCGCGTTTTTATCTGGTGTACTACCATCTCTAGCTTCGTTAAGTCCAGTTACATCTCTAATCATTTGTAGGTAATAATTATAATTACCTATAAGTGCTTGCATTTTATTCCCACCACTACCAGATGTAATTTCTTGAATTGGTACTTTACCAGGATTCATATCACCTTCAGACGTAAAGCTTCTTCCTATTACGGAACCAGTTTGGAAGAACATGTTTAAAGCTTCTTGTGGGTTATAGTTTGTACCATTACCTAGGTCAACTTCAGCTAAACCATCAGCGTCTAGATAAACACCATCTGGAACCATTCGCGACATTACTTGTTGTAGCTTTAAGTGGGTAAGCTGTATCATATCAGCAAAACCAGTAATACGTTTTACTAATGAATCAATTTTACCGTTATACATTCTAGGTGCAACTATAGCGTAATTCATTTTAACTTTTGTAAAATCACTTTTAGGACGCATCATGTTTTTTGCCATTTCCCATTTTAGCAATTTACTTGTACCAAGAATCATAGCGCCATCATAAAGACACTCAATAGATCTTAGCATTCTACCAAACCCACCTTCCATGCCTTCTGGTGGGTTAAACGTATCATCTTTAAGTATAATTTTATCACCACCTGTTGCTGTTTCTTTTGTTTTATAAACTTCATTCATATAGGTTTTGTAATTAAAATACAAAACTTGAATAGTATTATTATCTTCTTTATCGTAATTATGCCTAGAGCTATAGTTGGATCTATTATAAGATTTATTTTTCATTATATCTTCAAGATCACTTTCTGTTAAATGTGGAAACTCTTTTGCTAACTCATTAACTGGAATAGTTTTAACTTCTCCAACGTAGTATATATCTTCAAAGTAAGGCGAGTCAGTATAAGAGTATACTAAATTAGCAGGGTCAACGTAGTCTACTTTAACGCCTTCAGAAGTATTAAATGATGTTTTAACAGCACCTATACCTAAAACAGTTAAATCATAATAAAATCTTTTCTTTATTAACTCATAATTACTACCTTCAAATAAAACATTTAAAGCTTGTTCTTCTGCCATTTCTACAGCTTGTTTGTACTCTAACTGCATATGAATTTGAAGTTCTTCTGTTGATGCTGGTAGATTTTCTTCATCACTACTTCTAGTATTAACACCAAAAGCCTCTTGTGTAAACTCATTAAACGATTCGTTTTCCATATCGTTTAATATGTTTTGCATATAAGCAGTTCTTTTTTCCACACCGCTAGGGTCTTGGGAAAAAGCTTTTATATCATAAGTTCTTTCAGCTATACCATTTACAACTATATCTACAAACTTTGAAATAATTGGAATTGGTTTCCAGTCTAAATTTAAATAGGACAAATCACCATTTATAGATAACTCATCCTTATATTTTTGTATAGATTGTTCTCCTCTAGCATATAGTCTTAAATTATGAAAATCACTATGATTAGATCTATATCTATTCATGTTTCGATCTTCATTAAACCATTCTTGCTCTATTGCTTTACCCACTTTTAAACCGTAATCATAGCTCAACTTTTCAGCATCACTTACGGTTTGACTTGGGAAATAACTTTTCATGCCAGACTCTGCCATATTTATTATTTGATTATTTGTGAATTAGTTCCAGTATTACTATACTTAGAAATATTTATGTTTAATTTAGGTTTTTCAACCTTAGCGTTTGGCGCGTACAAATGTCTATTGTTAGCCATAATAGCTAAACCACTACTTATTGTTGCGTCAAACTTAGTTCTTTTATTTATGTCAAATTTACTCCAATCATTTAGTAAATCATTAAAGTATAAATCTCCTACCGTACCATCTTGTTTTATACCAACGTGATCTTGTATATACATTTCAATTGCCGCGGCATGAGCTTGCTTAATATCTTCTGAAGAGTTAGGTATACCACCTACTTCTTTTTCGGCTACAGATAACTTATTCCATACTTTATCAGGACGGTTCATACTAAACCCTCTATAGCCTCTACGCCTTAAATAATATAAAAGCCGTGGTTTATTATTCTCCGCAAGTATAGGCATGCCGTAAAACACTAACGACATTAAAACATCTTCAAAGAATATTTCAGCTGTAGGTGGTCTTGATAAGTATTCTAAAAAAAAGCTATTCGCAGGAGCGTCCTCCATACTAAACCTGGTTAAGCCGTGTAATGCTCCTTTAGAAC